ACGTTCGATTGTGCGTTTTGCTTTTAAACACTCGCTTAAACCCTCTCTAACGGTGTATTCTTTTAACTCTACTGGACTTCCAAAGAACATTAAAAGAACGATAGCTCCCTCAATTACCATTTACTCTCCTAATAATTACTTTCCGTTTTTCATTTCAAGCTGAGAGTCTTTTAGCTTTTCGATCGACGCTTCTAAACTTTGAATACGTTTTTCATAGAATTCAAGAGTCAACTTTTGTTGCTGATCAAATGGTGCTTGTCCATTTTCTATTTCACTGGTTAACTTTTCTAATTCACTAGCTAAATGTTCTATCAACATGAACTGTTCGCTGTCGGCTGGTAGCGAGCCCATCTCACCCCGTGGCCATTTGATTCTGAATTCGGTATTCATTGAGACATCCGAATTCATCATTGTGTAGTTTGTTTCTATTTTATTGAGCCTCTCGATGATACCAAAATACGCCCATGTTCCGATAGCAACCGCGGCAATCATAGATAGGATATTTCTTAGTGGTAAGGAGACTTCGGTATTTTCATTCAACTTAGCCATACCAATTTCCTTTTTATCTGGTATAGTATTTATCTGGTTTTAGAGATAGTTTGTAATTAGTATTACGTAAAGGAAGTAACAGGAATAGTGTGCGATTTGATCTACTCCTTGTATAATCCAAAATGTTTTTGAGTTGGTAACAACACCGAAGTGTCTTACATATACTGTTTTGATATAGTCAATAAGAAAGTGAAGTATATAATCTAGCATTCCAATGACAACAGAATTTTGGAAGCTGGTAAAAAATAAAAGTACAATGAAGGTAAGTAGACCGTGATCTCCGGCGTGTACATAACCTTTTAAACTTTTTAAATTGCTTTTATCTCCAGATGTAAGCCGACTTTGTAGAACTAGGTCTGCTAGTGCGTGTTTTACTACTAGCATGAATAACAACATGGCTTCCGCCATTTACTTCTCCTATTCTGGAATGTGAACTACTTTTATATCGACTGCTACTGGTTTACCGTTATGATCTGAAATTTCGTATTCAACAATCATGTTTTGCTTTACAGTTTTTATCCCTGACTTTCTAAATTCAGAAACGTGTACAAAGATATCTTTTTCAGACTCTTCGCGTGATAAAAAGCCGTAGCCTTTTACATGATTATACCATTTAAGTTTACCTTGTTGTGCCATATTTTGGATTGCCCTTCTTAGTAGGGGGGCCACTTCATGTAGCTCCCCTAACTGTATATTTATTACATATTATTCTTTTTGTCTTGGATTTCAGCTCTACGAGCCTTTGCCAATTTACCCATCTCACCTAGAGCTTTTCTTGCTCTTGCGGCCGCGGCCTTTACACCTTTGGTATCAAATGACTCTGCTTCAGCCAAGTATGCTTCATACTGTGCTTTGATCTGTTCATGTATATCTGACATAGTTATTCTCCTTTAATTGACTACTTTGAGTCCAGTTGTTGATTCTATATATTGCTTCGCTGTCGTTTCGCTAGTCTTAGCAATGAATACAACGTTTCCTAGATTAATTAGCATTTCCGTGTCCATGCTCACAGTCAAAGCGAACGGAACCATTCCAATTCCTTTTTCTGTCATGGTTAAAACCATAGGCTTCTTAATCTTTATAGAATCGTCTTTAACTTCTGTTATTCTGGATACTACCTCTTCTCCAGCAACAGTTTTGAACGTGACGGTATCCCCGACACTATATGGTTTTTCTATTAACATTAACCTGTCGCACTCCCTGTTCCGTTGAATCCTGTGTCTTCTATATACGACACAAGAGACTCGTAACCGCCAATGTGTTGATCACCTATAAAGATCTGGGGAGCAGTTCTTGGAGCAGGCAAACCTTTGTCTTCAAAAAGTTTCATTAACTCCGCAGGCTGAATATCAGATCCTATTGTTTTTTCAGTGTATTCTAGTTGTAAATTTTTAAAAACATTTTTTGCCTTTACACAACTAGGGCACATTGGTTTACTGTAAATTGTGATGTTCATCATAAAGTAAATCCTTTCAGTACATCTTCGTCTACGTCTTGTTTAATGCCCCCAATAATATAGCTTTCAACTTCTGTTTCTTGTGGTGCCACTTGAAGTCCAGCACTTGATAGCCAATGTTGTGTCCAAGGCAACGGGTTTTGATTTAAAGGACGATCATAAATTGGTTTGTATCCAAGTGCTTTTACTCTTTTGTTAGCAATAAACTCTACATAATGATGTAGAAGTTCTTCATTTAAACCAATGATTGCTCCGTCTTTAAACAAATAGTTTGCCCATGCCTTTTCTTCATCAACACAAGTTTTCCACATTTCGACTACTTCGTCTTCACATTCTGCCGCAATCTTCTTCATGTCTGGATCATCATTTCCTTTGATCCAATTCTTCAAAACGTGTGTTGAAAGATTTAAATGCGTTGCTTCATCTCTTGCCACTAGCGATACAATCTTTGCTGAACCTTCCATATTTTTTGATTCAGCGAAAGAAAACGTACAAGCAAACGATACATAAAATCTTAAACCTTCTAGGATGTTTACATTCATCATTGCTAGGAACATTTTCTTTTTCACATCGCGAAGTGTTCCTACTTTACGTTGGAACCAATCATCTGCCGCAAGTGTAAACGCATCATAATTTTTTGTTACTGATTGAGCTCGTTTCAATATCTCTTTATCATCTAAGATAGTATCAAATACCTCACTGGGATCTGGATAAACATTTTTGATAATATGTGTATAAGAACGTGAATGGATTGTTTCAAAAAAGTCCCAAGTAACAATACAACCTTCAAGCTCTGGCAAAGATACGTATGGTAAGAAAGCTAAACTAGGACCACGTCCCTGAACACTATCTAAAAGAGTTTGGTATTTTAAATTGGCAGTAAAAATATGTCTTTGTTCTGGTCTAAAGTTGGCAAAGTCTGCCCTATCTTTTTGTAAACTAACTTCTTCAGGGCGCCAAAAGTAACCAAGCATTGTTTGATTAAGTTTATCAAACTCTGGAAACTTAAACACATCATACCTTTGTGTATTTTGATCTGGTCCAAAGAACATTGTGCTCTTTGTAAAATCTATTTTTTCTTTATTAAATACTGTTTTTGCCATCTTTCTAATTCCTCCATACCTTTAGTGTAACATATCTTTGTGCCTGTGTCAAGTGTTAAATCGCACAGGAGTCACAATATTCTTCATATTCTTTATCTGTTCCGTTGAATTCATCACGTCCAACAGGGTTTTCTTTTACATTATCATGCCAACCCAGATTGTGTTGTGGCTCTTCTTCACCATCTGTTTTGTAATCATAAGTGTTTTGATAATATGATGTTTTCCAACCATATTTATAAGTATTTAACAAGTCTTTAATCATTACACTCATTGGCACTTCGTTGTTTTCAAAGTGTGTTGGGTTATAACTCCAATTACCGCTGATTGCTTGATCAAAGAACTTCTGCATTACTGCTACTATGTTTATGTAACCATCATTGCTTGGCATGTCCCATAGTAATGTGTAATAATTCTTCAATGTTTGATACTGAGGTACAACTTGTTTTAATGGACCTTTTTTGCTTTTCTTTACAGATAGATATCCTCTTGGTGGTTCTATGCCGTTTGTTGCGTTACTGACAATGGAAGAACTTTCACTAGGCATTTGTGCTGATAGAGTGCTATGTCTTAGTCCAGTTTCAGCTATCTGTTGTCTTAGCCATTCCCAGTCGTATTGTAATTTTATATCACAAATTTCATCTAATTCTTTTTTATAGTGATCAATTGGTAACAACCCGTCAGCATATTTTGTTCTTTCATAATATTCGCATTGGCCTTTTTCCTTAGCAAGATTACTTGATGCTTTTAATAGATAAAATTGAAAAGCTTCTGTAAGCCTATGGATCAATGTAAGTGCTTTTTTATCTCCATAAGATACTTGGTTCTTGGCTAGATAATGTGCTAAACCAATATATCCTACTCCTAAAGAACGTCTAGCTTTTGTGCTTATCTCAGCCGCCTTGATTGGATATTTTTGATAATCGATTATTTCATCTAGTGCTCTTACAGCAAGATCACAAAGCTCTTCCATGTCATCTAGTTCTTTTATTAAACCTACATTGATTGCTGATAAAATACACAATGCTATTTCACCTTCTTCATCATCAATATGATTCAACGGTTTGGTAGGTAATGTAATTTCTTGACACAAGTTACTCATGTATACTTTGTCTTTAAACGAACTATGGCTATTAGCATGATCAACATTCATAATATAGATACGTCCTGTTTCAGCTCTTTCCTTTACGAGAGCAGAAAACAATGTCATTGCTGGTAAAACACTTTTTTTGATTTTAGGATCTTTTTCATATTTCTCATATAGTGTTTTAAATTCATCAGCATCGCCAAAGTATGCTTCATATAATCCTGGAACATCATGTGGCGAGAAAAGGGTAACATTGCCTTGTGTCAACAATCTTTCATACATAGTTTTGTTAAGCTGGATAGAATAATCTAATTTACGCACTCTATTATCTTCAGTACCTT